CCTTCGGGGCGGGGGGCTTTTTTCATGCCCTCGCGCTCGGATTCCGAGCAGACCGCTTGCCCGCGAAAATCGCAAAAATCGCGCCACGTTTGTGTCGGAGAGTTTGTGTTGGAAGGTTTGTGTTGAGGGTTTGTGTCGGGGGTGTGTGTGTCAGCCGTCATCGCAATTCGTCACTAATTCAGCCCTCGGCGGGATGTTCTTTTGCTACGCGAAAAAAGTTTGTGTCGGCGAGGACAGCCATCGGCGCTACGCACTGCTCCAGCCACCGGCGCTAGGCGTTTGACTCTGCCACCGGAATCGAGTAAAATAGTACCACTGGGGATAACTATGTCCTCATCCACCGGCGCTCGGATTCCGAGCACGGCAACCCGAAAGGTAATCTCATGTATATAACCACGCTAGATATGCTCGCTGTAATGATTGCGCTAGTCGTATCTGTAACGCTAGTCATCACAACGGCTATCGCTAATGCTCGCCTCACCGCATCCCGCGATGAGTGGCGACAGGCTTATTACACACTCAAGGGTCGTGAATAGCCATGCCCGACATCATCCAAGTTGAAATCGGCTTCGGATACTTAGGCGTACAGATGTGCGCCTCATGCTACAAGCCTAATCATGTGTTCGTGGAATCTCACCACAGAAACGAATACTGCCTCAGATGCCACAATGATTACACATTGACCAACCGACAAGGGCTACCTGCTCGGATTCCGAGCACTGAAACCCACGCTATCTTGGCTGAGGATATTCCACGATGCCAAGCCTGTGAGAATCCAGAACTTCCAACCACAACCCAGTGGCGCTTCACTCAAGCGATGTTAGCGGATTCATCACTCATCACAGTTCACGAGTCTTGCTCTCGCAAGATATGTGACAAGTGCGATATCCGTTATGCCTACAATGGCAACCGCAACTGGCGTGAACCTCATGCCATATCTAGCAACCTGTTTGCTGGTACAACAGTCATCGAAGGAGAGAACTACTGTGACTCATGCGAATCTACTTTCTGGGAAGAAAACGATGACTCGGACTACTTCTCTTGTGACTGCTGTGAGTCGCAGACCCATTACGATAACAGCGGATGGTTTGACGGCACCCGATACTGTGCAAACTGTATCGAGAACAATGTCTACGACTGTCGAGACTGTGGCGTCACCTGCTGGGATGGTGCAGACCACTATTGTGAGGATGACAATGACGATGACGAGTCGCTCATCCATAACTACGCATACCGACCTTCTCCCTTCTTCTTTGGAGAGGGAAAGTATTACTTCGGCTTCGAGTTAGAAGTTGAGTCTCGTGGTCATGGGCGCTATGACGGCGCACAGATTGCACAGAATACTCTCGGCGGTCATGCCTATCTCAAGGATGACGGCTCTCTATCAGACGGCTTCGAGATTGTCACACATCCGCATACCCTAGAGAAGTATCACACTGACTTCAACTGGGAAGTATTGGAGAAGTTACAGTCTCATGGCTATCGGTCATGGAATACCCGTACATGCGGACTTCATGTCCATGTCTCACGCACTGCCTTCGGCGATGGTGGCGACCCTTGGCGTTACGATATTACGCAAGGTACGCGTTCACAGATTATTCTCAAGCGCCAGTCTCATGAGTTGCGCTTCATGAAGTTAATCTATGACAATCAACGCCAAGTAGAGCGTATTGCTGGGCGTAGCAATAATAACTATGCAACCTTCCAAGATAAGGGCAACCTTGTCCGGAAGGTCAAGGATGGATACCAACTTAGCGGTAGGTATTCGGCTATCAACACCGAGAACGATGCAACTATCGAGGTGCGTGTGTTCAAGGGTTCACTGCGTAAAGAGCGTGTGCTATCTGCACTAGAGTTCGTTCATGCTGCGGTGGAATATACTCGCGACATCAAGGTGAGTACCAAGAACCACGCCTTATCATGGCTCAAGTTCACAGGGTATGTCTCTGCCAATGCAGAACTGTATCCCAATCTAGTAACTATCATGAGCGAATCGTTCGCAAGTGACGACAACCCTAATGAAACAGACAACTAAGTGCTCGGATTCCGAGCAGAAGGAGTAAGCCAATGTGTATGTTATGCGTAGTTCCACCCAATGTAATTCCGTCTCGTGAGAAGTTAGAGAACTCTGCTCTCAACAATCCACACGGATTCGGGTTTGCTATCGCTATCCCAAGCGAAAAGCGTATCCATGTCGAGCGTACTATGAACGCCGATACATCTATCAACCGCTTCATCGAGATGCGTGGTAGATATCCAGAAGGCTATGCCACATGGCACGCCCGCTTCGCAACTCATGGCACTACGACAGTAGATAACTGCCATCCATTCAAGGTAGGTAATGACTCACTCACCTATCTCGCTCACAATGGCATCCTGCCTATTGTAGAGCCTCAAGGAGATACCCGTAGCGATACTCGTATCTTTGCCGAGGACTTACTACCTGCTATCGGTGGTGTTGCATCACTAGATAACCCACAGGTACAGAATCTTATCGAGGACTTTACCACTGGCTCTAAGGTGTGCGTACTTACTGTGCATCCAGATGCTAAGTATCAGTGCTACCTATTCCACGAGGAGAAGGGCTGGCGCGATGACTCTAATGTGTGGTGGTCTAACGATACCTGCTATCTACCCAAGCCTTACTCGTACAAGTCTGACTACGACAGCAAGTGGTATTCCAAGAAGCCACTCGACTTCGTAACCAAGCATGACGCATCCTTATTCTATGAGTGCAAGGTCTGTGACCTTATTGTAGATGAGGACCAATTATGGGAGACTAATCTCGGAGATGACTACTGCCCACAATGCGGATGCTGTTATCAGTGCAACGCTTATATGACTGATGACCTATGCTACAAGGGTAGCAACGCAGATGCTAAATGGTGGTCAAAGACTGACGGGGGGTGGGGCTGGTGAGTAAGAAGCACAAGCCTGTACCACCTACGCCCTTTTACTACGGCAAGAGGGCAGAACTATTCTTGCACGATGCAGAGATTGCATTAGCGCAAGGAGATACAACTAAACACGCACAACTCTTGCTCCGAGCCACGGAGTACGAGGAACTAGCGGGGCAACTGCCTCGCGAGGAAGGTACGCATGGTTAAATATAAAGAAGCAACATGCTCTAAGTGTCTCGGTGAGTTACTGGTGCCGGAATACGATAAGAGTGATGACTTCTACTGTAATTCATGTGCTTGGTCTAAGGTTGGGTGGTGCTCGGATTCCGAGCACTCCCCAATTAAGGAGTAGGCATATGAGTCTTAGTAAGGACAATCCAACCTTCTCTACATATGGAGACTGCTCTAGTGAACAGTATGACCCTGAGTGGTGGTTTCCTATCGAGAAGGCAGGTCGCGTAAGTTGGTCTCATACATACGAGGCTAACGCTGCTCGCAATATCTGCAAGTCATGTCCATTACTAAAAGAGTGTCTAACTTATGCTCTCCAGTATGACGGACTAACTGGGATATGGGGCGGTACAGATAGACACGAAAGGTACAAGATGCAAAATGAACTAGGCATAACTCCAACCCCATGGGAAAAGAGTTATGGAAGCCCTTTATGGGGGGATTACAGCCCTCAATGGGGGAGTTAAACACATGGACAATGATGATTGGGACCACTTCGTAGGAAGTGTATCCGAGCAATTATTGCTCATGTTCTGGACTGCGCTATTTACAGTAGGTGGCGTAGGGTTTATACTAATGCTCGCACTGTGACTGCTCGGATTCCGAGCATCACCCGACTAGAAAGAAATAAAATGCCAAAATACAATGTACAAGTACAACTATCAGGCGAGGATGGCAACGCATTTGCTATCATCGCAAAGGTAAATCGTGCTCTACGCAACGCTGGTGCAACTCCTGAGGAGATGTCTCAGTACCAACAAGAGTCAATGAGTGGGGATTATGATAATCTCCTACGCGTGGCTTCTGATTGGGTAGAAGTAGCATGAGTAATGAGTTTCCACCTGACGGGTGGATTACTCTTACACGCTTAGATGATGGTGAACAAGTAGTCTATGGACTATTTGACACTAAAGAACGAGCCGAGTACTTCGGCTCTAAACTAATCAACGCGGTTATACATCCAATGTATCCGCCTACATTACACTAAGGAAAAGATATGAGTGAACCACGCTTAGAAGATGACATCGCCATCGGAAAGAATCAGGACTGCGATGAATGTGAAGAATCAGAGGATGAATGTACCTGTGCTGATTCTGCATATGACACACTAGAGGAGATGTATGACAACTTTTAGTGTGAGTGTAGAAGTCGAAGACGATATAGACCCATTATCTGTGGAGGGCATGATGGACTATATCTTGCTTCGATTAGAGTCGCAGAAAGTGTTACGAGTTACTAACATCGTACGCGACTACTGACTGCTCGGTTTCCGAGCACTAGCCCCTCATCGCTTCGGCGGTGGGGGGCTTTGTCATGCCTATTTTTTATGCCAACCTTCGCCAGTCTTATGCTGGCACACGCACCCTGTACACTGTTCATGCAATCCAATAGCGATGTAAGTTTCTTTAAGGCTATTAGCCACGCCACCTGCGGTACACTTATCGCATATCATTATTTTGTCCCTTGAGCAACATCAAATGGTGTTTTTTTCTTTTTCTCTTGCGCCCTGCGGTCAGCACGATTTGAACCCGCGGTAGCGGAAGTTTGTGTTGGAGAGACATTGGCGTCATTCTGTTCAGGCTGAACAAAGTCGGGACTAAAGATAGCAGCCGACTGAACAAGGTCAATGTACTGGTGGAACAAGTCAATAAAAACATACACTTGGCTGATAAGGTTGCCAGACATCACAACGACATCTTGAAGAAGTTTAATATCCTCTTCTGCTAAAACATCAGTCCAGACTTGTGCTTCCATCTTCGTCTGAAAGTTCTGGTGTGTCTCCAGTACTTCGTCTATCTTCATTATTCTGCTCATTAACCTGCTCCTCTGTATAGTCACGCTCCTTGCGTGGACGTTGCCCACCAAGGTAATTCAAAAGATTATTTACTGCACGATTGACACGCATACGTGCTGCATCCTCGCTGATGTCAAGTTCTTTAGCGAGGGTCACATTGTCACATCCATCACCGAATCGTAGATAGATGATAGTCAGTTGCTCATGTGTTAAACGAGCCAAGCCACGCTCTATGTCAGCCATCATGGCAAACCAATTGCCACCCTCAGAGGCGACCTTTTTACTATTAGTAAATCCTAAATCGTTCATAGCAGGTGCAACTCTATCTCCACGCAATACTGCAGGAAGCAACGCTTCTACAATCTCGCGGTCATAGTAGTAGTTGTCCTCTACCTTGTACCCTACAGCCTGTGCCTTCTGCTTCTGACAGTAGTCTTTGGCTGCGTTACGCAGTGACCTAGCAATCAGTTTGATGGACTGCTTACCTTCTAACTGCTCCCATGTCTTAACCTTATTGGGATGCTCCAAGAACCATATCCATAGTTCCTGACGAATATCATCGGCATCACACATGTGATACTTACGTGAGTATTCGTAGGCAATAGCAGCCACTACACCTGAATAAGTTTCAGTAACTACCACTTAAAAGTCTTTCCATCAACAGTAAACGAATTGTTAATGATAGGAACTAACTGTGGTGTTACGTTCTTACCATCGACATGCAAGATACCAAAGCCCTGTTGCCATGTGAATAGCCCTGCCTTGATATATTTTGCATTACGATAATCCATTAGATTACCAAGTTCCATGCCCCAGATAGTGCGTGGCTTACCACCACGATATGTCTGAGTCTGATGTGTCAAGCCCATACGATGCGTGTGACCACACACGACACTCATGCCTGAGCGTTTAGCCAAGCCCAATGCGGTAGCACCGGCAGTAGGCTGTACGTTGCCCTCATCACCATGCATAAGCAACCAGCCAGGGGCTAGTTCATAAGGGTCTTTGTGATACTTAATCTCAAGTTCATCGAGACCAAGAAAGTTTTCTAATTCTAATTCAGGAAGTCCAAGGAATCCTGGCGCTCTCATAGCCACTGTGTTAAACAAGCGGTCAGTATGATTACTACGCACCATGTGTTCAACTGTTAAGTCATACAACACTTTGCGTGTAAGGTCACGGTCACGACCAATAGAGCGTTCATACTCTAGTTCAGTACCCTTTGACCACTTACTGATTGTCTGCATATCCATTTCATCTCCACAAGAGACGACAGTCTCAGGTTGATACCATTGGATAAACTTAGCCACTGCCTTCGTGGCTTCTACATCGTGGTACGGGACCTGCAAGTCGGAAATGCAAACTATGTTTTTCATGGTTTCTTTTTCGTCGCTTTCTTAGCACGTCGCTTGTTCTCAAGACCAACATTCTTTTTCTTGCTAATGGTACGAAGGTTAGAAATACGGTCATCACCTGCACGACCTTTGTTATTCTTGTGGTCTACTTCTGTTCCCTTTGGTAAGGTTTTTCCTGTGGCTTTTTCATAATCCACGCGAGCCTTATTGCTAGAAGTAGTAACGGTAGTACCATCTTTTTTCTTACGCTTGAAGACATAGATTGGTCTCCCACCATTTTGTTTGCTGCCTTTATAGGGTCCAAAGATTTTCATTCTGTTGGCCATTTACCTTTCAGTACGAGTATGGAAATAATAGCATAGTTTGCTAAATCTCTAAAGGAATCCTCAAGGGATTCGTGTGCTGGTGTGTCGTGACGATTGCTGTCTAGCAAGTGATTGATGCGAGCCAACTTGTCATGCATACGTACACGTAATCCATTGAGAGGACCACCAGGGGCTAGAGAAATGTTTGTCGGACCATAGTCACGATGCTTAGATAGCAGTAGATTATTCAACTCATCTGAGACTGCCCACACCTCTAACTCTAGGTCATTAGGTTCATGCTCATCCATATCAGACACGTTAAAACCATTGTACAGCACTGCTTTTACGGCACCCATCTCAGTCTTTTCCATTCTCTCGTAGCATCCTCTCGATGTTTCTAATTCCCATATCTGCTTCGTCAGCCACAATGGACTCCTCAATGAAGTCATCTAGTTCATCACTAGAAGCGTTGACGAAAAGGAAAGCGGTATCTTGTATGATTTGATATGCATCTTCAAGGTCTCCATGATTGACTGCATCAGAGATGACTTGAAGGAACTGGAATAAATCAAATGAGTGCTTAGGTGTGACCCTTACATCCCATGTGAACTCAACGCCACAGTGGTCAAGGAAGTCAAACAAGTCAGTAGCATCGTACTCACAGCCTGCTGTCTCACAGTGGAGCAGCCCATCCTTATCAGGAAACAACATCGATAACACTTCCAATCTTTTGTTGAAAGAATTCTACACCATGTTTGAGATACATGCTGTTTACATCCTCGCCATCAGGCATCTGTACTATCACTAGGTTAGACAGTTCTTTAGCAAGATGCTTAGAGAAATCAGTACCGGCGCTATCACCATCAGCGAAAAGAAAAACTTTTTCGAAATCTTGCAGAAGGCGTGTGTAATGTTTCTTCCAGTTGTTGACTCCGGGCACGCCCACCGAAGGTATACCACAAGCCATATCAAGCGTAATCGTGTCAATCTCACCCTCACAGATAGAAATATATGAGGAGGCTCGGAAGAACGCACCCACGTTGTAAAGATGCGTGGTCGCGCCTGTGAGACCCATGTACTTTGGCTCTGATAAGTCCATCGAACGGAATCTAAGGTCAACCACCCCCGAGCGTGTGATGTACGGAATTGCAAGTCTATTGGTGTAGTTTTCATGACCCGTCAACGGCTCTAGCACGACGCCCAATCGAGCGCGAGTTGCCTGCTCTAGAGTTATTCCCCGTTCTGCGAGATAGTCCTCCGCCTCGTGTAGAGCGCTGTGGTAGAACTTTGCCGCTTTGGTTAAAGATTCTCTCTGCGATATTGATTGCTTCACGAAATTCAACTCCTTCTTTCTGCATAATTATAGCATACCCATCGCCCTTCATCTGGCAAGCGAAGCAGCAGAAAGCATTGTCGTCCCTAGTTGCTGATGCAGATGCGTGACTATCATTGTGAAACGGGCACTTCATTCCAAACCAACCACGTCGAGTCGGAACGTTAGCGCCATAATATTCTAAAATAACTGCGATATCGGGTTTATCATATTTCACTTATCAAGAACCTTTCTGAGTAAATCAATCCATACATGTACAGGCATAGTAGCATACCAATCTCCAGGATTCCCCCGTCCCTTTCGCTTGTGCACTACTACGCCTGTCCACGCCTTGTCGTTAGTCATCTCGACTATCAACTCTTCTACCCAGCCAGCCAAATCCATCTTGGCATGGTTTTTAATCTCGATGGTAACTCCAGGAATCCCAGAGATATCACCTTTGTCGAGGGTCGCGCCAGCAAGTCTACGGTCTACATATGGAAACCATTCCTTGAGGTATTTTACTACATCTCGTTCGGCTCCTGCACCCTTAGCCTTGGCAGCGCGACCACCCATTATTTAGTACCAGCCATTACGATTATGGAAGGCTAATGCCCTCGATGGAGTTCCGTAACGGTGTTGGATATATTGCAATCCTAATTCAATCTGACGTGCCATAGGAGTTTTCTCATCCATGTTTAACATCTGAGGTATTCCGTAGGCGGTTGAGCGAGGGTTGTCTGCTGTATAATCCCAGCGAGATTCCCTATGCCACAAGGTGAAGAGTGCTCTCCACTCGTATTCACTTTTGTATATTGCAAGCGTTTCTTGTCTGCCAATCTTCTTGGCAAGTTTCTTCATATCTCTAAGAGATACAAACTGCAAGTTCTTGCAACTATCGGTTGCTCCAATAACCACTGCTTGACTCTTCTGGAACATCGCACCCACAGCGTGAGGCAAGGTTCCCACAAAGACTACAGCAGCCATTATCCAAGCGTATGTTGTCAGTTTCATTATTACTCCTCAATTGGCGCGGTTGCCTGTGTTCCACAGTCAGCACACTCCATATCTAGAAAATACATGCTGATAGCACCATACTCATCGAATGATACTTTCAGGTTCCATATGAAACTCCCACAAATGCACACAGTGGTAGGTTCACCACGTATGTCCATCGCCCTTGTATAATCTGGTCTTAGTTCTGTTATATGTTTAGTCATCATCTTCCCACTCGTCTGGGTCTACTGTAGTAGTAGGAAGTCCCCAGTCGGGGATTGGGACGATGGGTTCAAATATACTCATATTAACCTTTCAGCGATGTCAGAAACATCCATATATTCGGGGTTAAAATTAAGCCAATAGGCAGTGTTGCCTGATGGGTCTGCCTTACCATACCGATTCTTCACTGGTGCTATGGCGATAAAGCCGGGAGCATCAGTACCCACGGTACAAATAAGAGCAGGTAACTGTGCAACCATGCCCTGCAAAGCAGAGCGTGGCTGACACGGTGTACCTGTGTAGGACTCCTTCGTATGATGAAGTACTACAACAGCAGCGTTGGTATCTCTTGCGAGGTACTTTAGTTCTTTTAGAGTTGAGCGCATGTTTGCAAACTCTTCTCCGCCATCGTTAGCAATATCCATAAGGTTATCAATAACAATGAGAGTCGGCGAACAGCCCCACAACTCCTCGAAAGCAGATACTTCTTGGTCAAGGTCATCAAGCGTTGGGCTTGACTCGAATGACCAGAAGATATGCCCCGAGTTCTCGTTAATGGTCTTACGACTACCAGCAACATCAGTCTCCAGCATGTGTTCTGCATCGGACTGAGGCTTGCCAGTAATCATAGACAGCAGGCGCATAGCCATAGTGTGAGCATTGGTATCAGCACTCACGTATAGTGTTGGAACCTTGGCACGAAGCGCAAGGGCTAAAGCAACGGAAGACTTGCCAGCACCGGGAGTACCAGCAATCATCGAAATTTCGGCACGTCGAAATACGATTTTGTTAATATCAAAGGTACGAAAGACAGTTGGAAGCGGTTCGCCACCAATGTCCTTTGTACCTACGGCGCGGGCAAGTGTTCTCATTGTTTAGAAACTATTCCATTCTGCATCGCCACGGCGAAGCCATACTGGTTCACACTGGTCAGGAGTTCCCTTTGGTGAAGGGCACATATATGCCTTCCAAGGACCCTTAGCACCAGAGCCTGTACGCTGTGACATTACACCATGCTTACAGGACTTGCCAGTTGGACCTACAGTTGATGCAGTTTGTGTTGGATGAGCAGTGTGGTCCACTGTAGCGTTAGGAAACGCTGCACGGATATTCTCTGCTGCTTGTGAGAGATTAGCAGGTGCGCCACCTAGTGACTTACCCATCTCTGCTAGTAGGTCTTGTGATTCTGTCACACCGACCACTGATTCAAGTGCCTCACAGAATCCTGCGTAAGTCTCATGTGCGACTACGAAGATTCTGCCGTCAGGCAACTTGCTACTGACTTGGAAATTACCAGTCATTAGTCTTTCTCCTTTTCTTGTTCATGGTTGAACCCTATGTTGTCCCAAGCATCTACCATATCATCGATACTGCGAAGTATCGGTACGATGCTGCTAAGAAACGTGTCCATTGACATACTTGCAGGATGATACTACACCACATCGACCACAGTTGGACAAGTTAGGCAGGAAGATAGTTTCTTTCCTAGCCTTATCAAAAGTATTGAGGATATCCTCTACGCGTTCAGGGTGCAGGTTGTCAAGGCTCCATAGAGTCACATGACCAGTACGTGCATCCCAGAAGCCCGCTCTGGAAACGGAAATCCCTTGCTTCTGCAGAGCCCACGCATAGACTGCTAGTTGCAAAGGATGCCTCTGGGATGACGCACCTGTTTTGATATCGAGGAGCACCCGATTCCCCTCGAAGTCGACCATAACGCGGTCAATTGCCATCTTGACTGTCGCGTCATCTATCTCTATCTCGTACTGCTTTTCAATAAAATCTTCATAGATAGACCAGTTCTTGCGGAACTCAATCCACTTCTCTAGCATCCAGATGCCCTCACCATACCACCAAGACATGTCTTCTTTCTTGGCATACTGCCAGTGTTGCATGTCTCCGTGCAGTGCTTCGTCCTCGGCTACTTGGTCAAACCAGACCTTGTTCCAGATGCTCTCGGCATCTCCGCCTTCAATGTCATAAACTTCTGTGGCTTTATGCACGGCAGTACCGCCAGTGAACCACACAGCATGAGGTTCTGAAACGCCCTCAATCTTAGTTAGGTAATACTTCCAACCACATTCTTGCCATGTGTTGAAAGAGGAATATGAAATATGCTTAGGTAATTCGTTCATGAAAGCAGTGTAACACACTCACTTTAACCCCGCTTGTTATACGACACGGGTTTCTTAAATCCTGCCTGAATCCGGATTTTAAGAAACGCCCCCCTACCCCCCAAAAAAAAGAATTGGTGGTTCAGGGGAGCGATGCTGTACTCAGGCATTTGCCGTCATCCATCATTTGAAGTTTCCGCCCCACGGAGTGTCCGCATGCAAACGATAACACATGTGGTACGATTCCTGCATGATAGATTATGATGAAGATGACGTGACCGTATGTGACCGCTGTGGAGACACAGTAGGCACTGAAACAATAATTAAACTAGGCGAGAATATCTGCGAGATATGTTGGGACGATATGTAATGGCGACATACGAATACGAATGCCCCGGAGATGGTCAGATAATAACCATCACTAGGTCAATGTCGGCACCGGAAGGTGAATATGATTGCCCTATCTGTGAGGCTCCACTACGGCGTGTCTATACTGCGCCACCTGTGAAATTTAACGGCACTGGTTTCTACTCAACAGGGGGATAATATGAAAAATTGGATTGCTGAGGGTATTCTTAACCTTGGAGAATGGCTTTTGGAAAAAGGTAATGATTTACGCAAACTTGAGTACAACAACTTCTGTGATGCTAACCTTGATTGTTTATGTGATGACCCGTTCTGCATAGAAATGCGAACTGAAATGTTTTGAGGCGTTGTAAAAACAAGAAAAACCCCCCATCTTAGTATCTCTACTAAAACAGGGGGTTAGGGTAGGCGAAGCCTACTTCTTTAAGCCAAATTCCTTTGCTGACTTATCAAGATACTTAGCAGCAGGTCCAACAAAGCCAGCGATGAAAGCGTAAGCCAACACCTTTGGGTCTGTTTCTCCTGCCATGTATAACGCTACTACTGCTGCACCTGCTGCACGAGCATAGGTGAGTCCTACTTGCTTGAGTGTGTTGATATCCATGGTTCTCCTTTACCTAAGGTTTCTTAGCCTTTACTTAAGATTTAAATACAGGCTTGCCGAATCCTACCACAGTTACGGCTTGAGAGCGGCGTAACTTGCTGCCATTCTTCTTCTTAAATGCACGGACCTTGAGACATACCTGACCACCATTACGCTGGTCGCCCTTCTTATCTGGGGCTGTATTGCCTTCTAGGCAGGTGACTGTTCCATCTCCGTTGTCCTTGACAACAATCCCAACATGTGAGATTCGGTCTAACCCATCATTTGGGAAGTCCATGAAACAGATATCTCCTGGAAGTGGTGTTGCTGTGTCGCTAGCAATCTCCCACTGACCCTTCTTCTCGAAAGCCTTAGCACCGACGACAGTAGAGACGACTGAAGGAATCTTCAGCCCTACTTCGTTAGCACACCAGTTTACGAATGAGCCACACCAAGGCAAGAAGTTAGCCTTTGTGAATGCTCCGTACTTGGTCTCGTTATCCTTAGGACCTTCGATTACTCCAAGTTCCCCTTTAGCAACTGCAATAAAATCTGCACGTTGTCCCATTATTCACTCGCTTTCTTGTCAACCTTGGCAAAGGCTGCATTGATTTCTTCTGCTGTCAGACTTCCGTCTGCTAGATAGAAGCGGGCTAGGGCTTCAAGTACTCGTGCTGCACCAAGTGCACCAGCGAGAGTTGCTGCCTGCCATACTTCAATTCCTACTAGGGAACCTGCCCCAATAACTCCAAGAGATTCTGCTGCGATTACAGCAAAAATTCTCATGAGTACGTTCTTTAATGTATCCATTATTCGTCATCCTTTGTAAAGAAAATTATTGCCTCTGCTAATAGCCAAGAGACTGCAGCAAGAGCGAGTAGGGTTGTAGCGACCATCAGACCTAATTTGACAGTAGGGTCCATCATTCGTCTTTCGGGTTGCGTAGTTTGAAGGTGACTGCCCAGATAACTGTTGAGCCTACAATTGCGTAGCCAACGATTGTCTTGGCAGAACCATCAAGGACTACCCAGGCAATAAACATGCCCAGGAGAGTCCAAAGTTGATTTGCTATGTCTGAAAAGAAGTTCTTCATGGATTCCTCCGATACGTGGCGGCTGCACTAGCAGCGGTTACTGCGGCTTGAGCCGCGATTTGTCCCACGATAACTGCAGCGACGATTGTCTTTTCAGATTCTGCACGTTCTTCGGGGCTCATGTCAGCACCAATGCTTCCTAATGCTAGGAGTGCTTGGGCTGGGTCTGTAAAGATTGCATTAAGAAGTTCCGCAGGATTCTCCAGAACTAACAATGCAGCAGCAACTTCTGCTGTAATAACTACTTCGTTTCCGTTCTCATCTTGACGAACTTCAACTGGTGTTTCGGGTGGTAAATCTGAATAGGTCAAACCAGCGTCAACAATTGCTTGTGCAGTTACTGGCTCGTCGCCTGCTGCTTCAATGATTGCCTGTGCTACAATTGCTTTTTCTTCATCAGTAGCATTCTTATCAGCAACAGGAGGTTCATCTTGCGGTATTGGTTCTTCTACTGGAGGGTTAGGCTCTGGGGCAATATCCTCCACAGGTACTGGCGCTTCCGCTGGTGGCTCTTCCTCAGGAAGTGGCGGTAATGGAGCGACATCTACGATTGGTTCCTCCGCTGGAGCAGGAGGCTCTTCCGCTGGAGCCGGTGGCTCCTCAGGTAAAGTCTCTGGTTCCGGTGCGGGTTCGGGCGCTGGTTCAGCAACTGGCTCTGGCGGAGCAACTGGCTCTGGACTTGGAGCGGGAACTGGTTCAGGGGCTGGAGCAGGGGCTTCAACTGCCACAGGTGCTGGTTGAGGACTTGGTTCTGGTGCGGGCTGAGGCGCAGGACTTGGTTGGGGTGCTGGCTCGGGTTGCGATTCTTGCACGGGTACTGGAGCAGGAGTAGGCTCAGGTTCCACCGCAGGAGGCGTTGGAGGGGTCACAGGGACGTTTACAGGCTCCTGTGGTACACTTGGCTCACTAACTACTGTAGTCGTATCTAAAACCGTGGAGGTGTCAGATGGAGTTGCTAATACTGTTGGGGTTTCTACTGGGCTGGGCGACGTGCTGGATTCAACAGTCGCGGTACTTGAATCAGGTACAGGAGAGGTCGACGGAGACGGCGAAGGGCTTGACGAAGCAGTTGCACTCTCACTTGGAGACGGTTGCGGTTCAGGAGATGGAGATTCTGAAACTGTCGGAGAAGGTGTTGGCTCAGGAGCGGGAGTTGGACTCACTCCGTTATAAAATCTAAGCGGTCCATCAGGGACTGATGTAGATACGAATATTGAATATCCATCAGGTGCGTGACCACCCTCACAGAATAAACGAGCAATATCACCCTTACCATTAAAGTAAGCGTTGCTGTTATCCCACTGTACATTGAAGGCTCGCTGGGTTCCATCATTTTTAGCACAAGTAATAGTTGCAGGACCTGTGCTCACAGCCACTGCTGAGGGACTCATAAAAAATGAGGTCCCAAATAAGATAAAGAGTACGGCTAGTTTACTTGCTTTCTTTCTCACAGAGTAGGAGATAGATTTGGTCAACTCGGGATTCCAATCGATTAACTTGGTCTTTCACGGAACCGCCCCCGTTTGGCTTTAATTCAGCCAGATAATGCTTTACTAACCAGCGTACTGCAGCGGAAAACCCGCCCAGTATTGTCATGACGGCTACAATAAGTGCAGCCCAATCTGTTGCACTCATTATGAGACAGTCCTAACTGTGATAAGCAGAACACCACCGAATCCAGAAAAATTACCGGATGGTGGAGTCTTACGGGAGAATTGAATCTTCTCAATAACCCCTTGTACGCGTTCTTCTATTGTGAAGTCTTGAATGTTGATAATGTCACCGACTGCTTCAAGGTTTTCTAGAGTTTCAATACGCTCCCACGCACGACCATCATATCCAGCCTTTACATTATATCGGTCAGTTTCTACGTCAAAGCACCAGACAGGAAACTGAATCAATCTCTGTCTCTTGGTAGCAGGTAGAGCCTTTGCTTGGTAGCCCTTAAAAATAGGACCCAGGGTGGTATCGGTTGCGCTGCGTGAGAGCGTAAACTTGTAGGATACAAACTCATGCGAACCTTCTGGATTCGTTGTAGCAGACTCTGGAGAGCCAGTAGCCGAGTTGTATGTAATGACATTGTAAGTAAGTCCGTCATCAGAAATGATTGCTATATCCATGGCTCCATGAATAAATTCTCCACGAGCACGGATAAGTTTGTAGTGCTTAGGTTCTAGTGTTCCATAGCGGATAGCACCAGTAGTTAGATAACCAGAACTTACTAATTCTGTTGCTGACTCAAGATAAACAGCACCGTCGGTTGCTTCATAGGCAGTACAGAAAGCAAGACGTGAGGTTGCTCCAAGGAAGGCTACGCCAGTTGTATAGTGTTCAGCGGTTTGAACTGCCTGTAGGTCATTGGCATACGCAAAGCGCAAAGGTTCATTCTCAACTGTTTGACCAAGGTCAATACGTGTAAGACCGGCGTCTAAAGCGCCAATTCCTGTAGTAGCCCAGATGAATCTATCCCGACCAGCAAAATCATAAACTGGCTGAGAGGTTTCCACAATAAGCGGACCGTATCCAATAGAGCCATCCTGGTCATTTACGATAGCAACACGGACACCCTTGTTGGTGCCGATACACATATATCCAAGGTAGTAGTAAAGTTTTTCAACTATTTCGCCAACGGGAAGTTCTGCAGCAACAGCAGCCTGCGACAAAGTAGGCATAGCGCCAGTAGTAGTAACAAGCGTGTACTTCTGAATTGTAGAGTAAATACCTGAGTGACCGGCTGTGTAGATAGCAGGACCTGAGGCAGACACGCTTGTGTAATGGTAGTTAGTATTAGGGTTAGTATATGTAGCAGTAGGAAGCGATGTGGCAGTAGGTGAGATTTCATATACTACGTTATTAATGCAGGCTACAATACGGTCCTTAACGAACTCCATGGTTGCATGAGTAACAACAACACCCGTTGCATTAAACATTAGTGACACATCGCCTGTAAGGCTAGGGTATGTAGAACCGCTTACAGAATCACCAGTTAGTGGCTTCTTAAAGAAATGCATCTTATTCGCACCACCAGCAGTCTGGTTTGTAATCCAGTATGCATTTACACCATCATCACAGATAGCGTAGACCTTCTCAGATGTGCCAGCGTTGTAGTCGATAAAGTGAATTACTGGGTTGGTTACACCAGCACCAACTGGAGACACAGCAGCAGATGTTACGTTAGATGCAGTCTTAGCATAGGTAAAAGTAGTTGCTGTGGGTACAGTTGTAATACGGTACTCACCATTGAATGTGGCATCTACGCCTGTAATTGTAATAGTCATACCCACTGTAAGTCCGTGGGCAGCAGATGTAGTCAGTGTTGCTACGTTAGATGTCAAAGCCTTGTTGCTAATCGATACTGTAATTGCTGGGCAAATCTTGTCAACGTCATATTCATCATGCAGTAATACACCATTGACACCGCCCCATTGGATAGAACGCATGTGCTGGTTAGTATGCTGATGGTCTGTACCTGTTATGGGACCAGTTGTAACGTGAGTATCTGCAACACTTTTTAGCAGTGTTGCCTGTCCCTTAGTCCATACATCTATTCCACGAGAGTCATTAAAGCGGTATGGTGTTGTCTCACCGCTAGATGGGTCGTAGAACTTAATGCCTGAACCTACATGGAAAGATGACTGTGAACGAATCCACCAGCCAGTAAGTGATTGCTCACCTGGCTCCTTGCCATTGTCAAACTGGTCCTTACGATAGGGAGATGTTTCTCTTTGGTAAGGCACTGTATCTGTAGGAGCCATAAGAAATGGGAGTCCACCGATAGCAACGTCATAGCCTTCTGCGTTGTTTGTCCAAAAGCCAGAGACTCCAGGATTACCTACGTTTAACGGGATATTGTCCGTAATATCTGGTGATGCCACGTTACTCCTTAGATAGAAAAATTAGTGGGTAGTTTCCGTCCATACCCAGGGAACTTTTTAGATAACTAGTGTTGCTGCTTCTTCTTCGGTAAGTGGTGTTCCTGCTACCAACTTAGCCTTAGCAGATGCCTTGAGCGCAGCAAGTGCTTCTGCTGCTGCATCTTCTTCTGCCTTGCGTACTGCTGCTGCTGCAGCATCTACTTCACGCTGTGCAATTTCTTCTGCTGTAAGTAGGCGCTGAGTGACTTCGCCTGTCTCACAGTTTACTTCAATAGCCATAGGTCTTTCTTCGACAGACATAGGTGTCTCTATCATTGTATTGCTCCTTAGTTGTTGTTATGATTTAAGAATTAGAAATTCCATAAAGATATGCTGTGCTATACTGCACAAAAGAAGTTGCGTTTTGACTAAAAATCTTTATTGATGTTACGGCTGAACTGCTGTTCCATATCCCAGAAGCAAAGCCCGACTGAACATCATTTGTTGAGTTAGTTTCAGAAACTCCGTCTGAACCAAAAGATTTAGCGCTTGAACTTGTGTAACTTGGAATGTAGAAGTCTCCATTTGCAAATGCACTAGTAGTTGCATTGCCTGCATTTCCTGAATAAATATCCAGGAATGAAGTTGTAGTAGTTTTGTTTGAAGCAACCGAACCTTCTCTCGCTCTAAGAGATATGCGAGAATAGTTGGTACCAGTATCCCCATTCAATCTTACACCTAGGTCATCGAAGTAATACGGCCCACCTGAAAGATTTGTTCTTAATGAATAAACAACTTTCAAGTCTTTGTATGTATTAGGAATACTTGTAAAGTCAATGCTTGAAACAGCCGTTGAGCCAACTGTGCTAGAGGCAATTAATGTATATGTATCTGGCATATGTGCTCCTTAAGCAGCGGTGATTCCGTATAGGGTAAGGGTCGTACCTACCTGATAATTTGAACTTGGGTTAGTGATACTGATGCTATTTATAGCAGCCGTACTTCTCCAGATGCCAACAGCGGCACGGACGTAACCGCCGCCATCATTACCTCTCGCTAAAATTGTTTTGTAGGTTGATGTATTTTTATAACTTTGAAAGTTAAAAATTGAACTAGATTGACGCGTTCCTGCTAGAACTCCAATATTTAGATTTGAAGCATTTGTTTCTCGGTACGAAGCGACAGAAGTTCCATCACCATCTAGTTGCGTGCAAGAATAATTACTAGTATCGCCGTTTACACGGATGCAACATCCTTGAGTTCCTGCTGAACCTATAGTTCCCTGTACTACTAGAATTAAATCTGTATAAGTACTTGGAATGGAACTAAAGGTGTACGTTGCGACCGCGCTACTGAGAGTCGCTGTCATAATTGGTGTATAGGTGCTACCTGCTGCCATTGGTCGTTACCCCTTAATTCCGTAGAGAGCGAATGATGAACCAGCAACATAATTTCCTTCTGCAAAAATTCTTATCGAAGAAACTGCTGCTGTATTTCTCCATAAACCGCTAAACAACCCAATGCCTCCAGAGCCGTTCTTGTCGGAGCCACCAAATGCTTTTGTTGTTGTGTATTTATTTGTATCTGAATAATCAAGAATATCAACAATAGACGCAGCAAAAGTGTTTGCTTGTGATTGAGCGTCCGTCAAATCCCAAGTTCCCCAAATTGTTGTTCCTGGATATGCACTAAATTGCGCAGAGCTACCATTTGCAGTCATTGTATGTACATTGTACGTGCTTCCAGTATCACCATTAAATCGCAGATACATCGTATCTACTGAAGCATCTGAACGGGTCGATTTTGCTAAGACACGAATTTGCAAATGCTTGTAAGTAGACGGAATAGATGAAAATGTTACGTCACTGCCACTGGGTGTTACAGTGGCAATAGATTCGTACGAACTAGGTAAAGGGAGTGCAGCACTCTGGTCCCACACTTTGCTTCGCTTAGTACCAGTAGAAATACTGGCTGACTTTAGACTACGAATTCCCATTGGCTAGTTCCTTTGTTTGTTCAACTTCAATTTGTTCTGGACTTGGAATTGCAAACTCTCCTGCTTGGCGCAGTGCATCAAGTGATGCCCAGCCAACCTTGCCACCAGAACCCATTGCTTCTAGTTGGGCTTGACGGGTAAGACGGGCAGACCAATACTCAGGCTGGAGTTGTTCCATTTCTTCATAGGTGTACTTGTGTTCAAATGATTCCCAAATTTCAACAAGGTCTCTAAGTTCACGCTCTGCACCAATCATAGTAAGGCGTGTCTGTTCTGCACCTAGTTCTTTAATCTGTGCATCAATAGCATCTATCTCATCACCACTAGCCTTAAGGCGAGCAATCTCAATCTCTTGTTTTTTAAGTTCCAACTTAACTACTTTGATTGTATAAAATAGATTTTGAATCTCAAGCAATGCTTGTCGGTATTGCTGGTCATCTGTGTCATGCTGCCCAACTACAAACTTTTCCAATTGAAAACGTGAGCGTGGTTTTTGAATCTCAGCCAATGCAAGAAAGATTGGATGTGATTCTTCTATGATTGCTACCGAGTTATCCATTGTGTCCCCTAGATTGATAGTTCGTTTGAAAATGATGAAGGTGAATTGTTTCCGTAAGAAAGCGTTGCGGTAACAGCGCTAACAGTTGAAGTTGCAAAATCAAACTTTTCAATGCTAGTGGTATATGTGCCACCTGGAATAATTCCACCCATTGTAAAACCAGCAAAACTTTTAGACTGACCAGCAGCATGTGCATTTCTTTTGGTTGCTAACGTACCGCCAAGCGTACTCATTGATTCACCTGAAAATGTAAATTTAAGAATACGATTACCATAAGTAGATGCATCTTGGTCTCCCATAATGTACATAGCAGTTGCGGTATCTACTACTGATGGAACTTGACCACCATTTGTTGGAAGCGTTGCTCCAATAGTAGTTCTTGCTTCTGTTGAAAATGTAAGTTTTTGTCCAACATTTGTCCAACTTGAAGTGTAACCACCAAAAACATATCCAGCATTATTTTTATCTCCACCTTGGACAATTTCTCGTCTTGCTGCATCAAGAGTTGCACCAAGGGTAGAGTTAGCATCATTGCTAAATAAAACTTTAGAAATTTGTGCAAGGTTTCCAGAGTTGTATCCACCAGAAGAATACCCAGCAGTTCCACTATTAGACATACCAGTTCTGTTGCCACCGTGTTGAGTAAGTCCAGTACCAGTATTTGTTCTAGCATCTGTTGAGTATGTAAGTTTGTTTGAATAGTTAACACCAGGTGGTGTACTCGGCTCTGGACTCATTACATAACCAGCAACATTAGAGTTTGAAACACCAGAACCATAGTAGTAAGCCTGGTCAAGTGTCGCTGCAATTGTTGCTATTGTTGTTAAATTCATATCAAATTTTTGAATTTCGTTACGGCGTGTACTACCATCGTAGCCACCAGCAACATAAGCGTAACCTTTGGTTCCACCAAGTACTGTTACGCCGTCATAAATATCTTGATACTTTGGCAATCCTTGCGCCAAAGTAGATGTTTTAAATCTACTGAATGCCATCGTATCCTCCTATTAGGAAATCTCTGAGCCGTATGCGTTGAATGACATTGTTGCAGATGATGCGTAAACTGTTACAACGTCTGTTGTTGCTAGCGTAAGACCAAGTGTAATTGCAGTTGTATCGTTAGCAGCGATTACTACATCGTATGCAACATAGTGCTTTGCAGCAAGTGACTCTGCTGCAGGGCGTACTGCAATACGGAATGAACCAGCAGATGCTGCTTGATTACAAACTGTTACAGTTGAGATTACTGTTGATGTTGATGATGGTACTGTGTATAGTGTTGTTGCGGTTGTAGCACTTGGGTTGGACTGCGCTAGCACCTTGTATGTTGTTGGCATTTATTTCTCCTAGTTACATTCCACCCAGTAAGAATACTGTTGGTGTTGGGTCGGTTGTGATTGTTGCCCACGAAGCGGCTGTTCCGTTTGTGGTTAGATATTTACCAGAGTTGCTTGTCTGTGATGGCAAAGCATCTACTGTTCCCCAAGAAGCAGCGCTACCATTGGTAGTCAGGTACTTGCCTGAGTTGCTAGCCTGTGCTGGGATTACATATACAGATGCTGTATCGAGGGCTACTGAGACAGTACCCGATGTTCCACCACCTGTTAAACCTGTTGAAGCCGTAACCCCTAAAATATCTGCTGCGTGGTTATCGGCATTTGTTCTTGCTTTTGACATTATGCTCCCATCATCATGAAGATGTCAGATAGTGCAGCACCGCTTGCGCTTGGGGCTGCCCACTTAACACCTGTGGTTTGAGTTGAATCTGCGGTAAGTACATAGGTGTTAGTTCCTACAGCAAGGCGTCCCACAGTGTTATCTGCTGTTGCTACAAGTAAGTCACCCTTAGCATCTACAATTGTGGTTGTAAGAGCATTAGATACGCTGTATGGAGTCCATGAAAGAACTTCTACTACATCGCTTGCAGCCAGTGCTGGAGATAGTCCAGTAATTGATGTTCCAGTTGATGCAGTGTAATCAAGACCACGAGCAAGAAGAACACCGTTAAGGTATACCTGCTCATAGCCAACTGTGTAAGAAAGGCTTACGCTTGAATCATCTGTTCCAGTAAGAGTTGTTTCTCCACCGGCAACTGTTTTGCTCCAGCGTGTTGATGATACTGCGGATGTAATTCCTCCCCAAGCAGAACCTGACCAGACCTGCATAGCAGATGTTGTACTGTTCCAGTAAAGAGCACCAGTAGCCAAAGCATTTCCATCATTATCTACAGATGGAGCAGAAGCCTTGGCTCCTAAGTAGCGGTCATCAAATGAGTCATATGAAGCGGCTGCAGCGGTAGCAGCAGCGGATGCAGTAGCGGCATCTGCAGCAACTGTCGAGGCGTATGAATCTACATAAGCCTTAGTTGCAGCGTGTAGGTTAGAACTTGGTGCTCCTGATAGAGTAAGCGCACCAGTCATTGTTGAGCCAGACTTTAGCACTACTGTATCTGAGAAGTTTGCTGTATCAGCCAAGGCTGCTGCAATCTCGTCAAGAGTATCAAGTGTTCCAGGTGCTCCGTTGATAAGGTTAGAGATAGAAGTATCTACATAAGCCTTGGTTGAAGCATCTGCATTTGAAGTTGGTGTGGCAAGGTTTGTAATCTTTTGGCTATTCATTGAGAATGAACCAGTAGGTGCAGTAAGGTCAGTTACCTTAGATGTGCGTACCTGTGTATCAAAGTCTGAGATTGTTGATGCTGTTTGAGTTCCAGTGTGGTTAGCACGAGCAAGCGGGTCTGTAGCCAACTTGCTAAGGTCAATTGCTGCACCTGATGCAATATCAGCATTTACGATAGTTGAGTTAGCAATCATCGCTGATGTGACAGTTCCTGTATCAGCCTGTGTTACGGCCGTTCCAGTTACCTTAGTTGGTGCAATTGAACCAGCAAGCATTGTGTTTGTAACTGTGCCTGTATCGGCAGCGGTTATTGCTGTACCAGAAATTTTTGTAGCAGCGATTGCAGCAGAAGCATTGATATCTGCGTTGACGATTGTACCGTCTAGAATCTTGGCAGATGTTACTGCTCCGTCTGCTAAGTCACCAGCAACGATTGTTCCATCAGCAATCTTAGCCGAAGTAACAGCACTATCTGCGATATCTGCTGTGGCAATTGTGCCATCAGCAATTTTGGCTGAGGTAATAGCGCTATCAGCAATCTTGCCTGTAGTAATAGCAGAATCAGCAATCTTGGCAGTGGTTACGTTAGCATCTGTAATTTTAGCAGTTGTTACTGAGTCAGTAGCCAACTTTGCAGCAGTTACATTTGCATCAGTAATCTTAGCGGTAGTTACAGCGTTAGACTGTAGCATCGCTGTAGTAATCATGTTTGTATCTGTTGTCTCAAGGACGTTAGCAATTGTCAAACCGTGTGCTGTGGTTACATTCTCAATGTGGTTATTAGCCTCACGGAAGTCACGGCCAATAGCCATGTGACGAACCTTGGCTCCAGCAGAGTGAGCAATCGCTGTAGTGCCATCAACGCCTGCTCCGCGTGTAATCGTGAGTGTTGTACTTGAAGGAGAACTTGGATAAATTACATCAACAATTTCTTCAAGCGATGTATCTGGGTCAATAACAACAGTAAATGTTTCACCTGATGCTGGCGTGATACCGCTAAGTAGAGAAGACGCAGAAGAAACCACCATTGTTGTAGCACTGTTGCTAAGTGCCGAGGTAAGTGTTACTTCCTGGGAAGTTGAGGAGTATTTTCTAACTGTCATGGTTTAGTACCTCGTGTAGTGGATTCGGGTTGGGTAAAGGTCTTTGAGTCTTGCAGATTCTTCTTTAAGTCTCTGGGTGTATAGCGCCAAGAAGAAGCGCGAGTTAGATGCACCAGAACCATATTGAATCTTTGTATCTGCATTGTCTGCTTCTGCAGATGAATAGTTAAGACGACCAGCATCCATAAACGCTGCAAGTCGATAAGCAGCACCATAGACAACAACATCTTTGACCGAAGAGCCAAGTCCTGTTACTGTCTCAAATACTGCCTCAGGAGCAGAGTTTGACAATGATGCCGGTATCTTTGTATATGTAATCTGGATTGTTCGTCCAGCATCTACATTGTCATAAATTGTAAGCGTATTTCCAGTAGAGAAAGTTGCTACGTTAGCGTTTGAATCTTGTCGCCAGTTGCGTAGTGGAAGCCATTCTTTTGTAGGCCCAATTGTAGACCATGAGATACTTTGAATAGACTGGACTTCTGCAGGAATTGCGTAGGTGTTAACTGTGGTGTTATATGTGAATGAGTATGTACCGATTCCATAAAGGGAAGGATAGAGCCCCTCTATGGTTTCGTTAATAGCAGTCTTTACCGACTGTCTTGGGAAGGTAGGAGCAATAACTACTTTTTTATTAGTAGCATGTGCTGCTGCAGTAGTTCCCTGATAGCCACGCCCGTAAGGTGCTATCACTGCTGTAGAAGAAACTCTATCGTATGAATCTATCCAGATAAGTTCGTCTTCAATTTCAATAGAACCTTTGCCGATGTTTTGCACACTGCCAAGGCTCAAAGAAAGCCCGCTAGATGTCAAGTCAGCAGTTAAGTGAGTTGTACGGTCTTGCCTTAAGGTATATCCTGATAGTTTAAGTAGAACATCGTCTACTAAACCGGCATAGGTTATTGTCATTGTTATCCTTCTTTAAGGTTTACTTAATTTTTTGCTGTGTATAACGGTTGTACTTTGGTGCTGCTGGTGTTGCCTTAGGCTTAGACTTTGGCTTTGGTGCAGCCTTTGGTGTTTCCTTATAAGTAATTTTTTCACCTGTCAAGCGGTTATACATAGTCTTTGTTGGTGCTGGTTTAATAGCATTTGGTCCTTTAGCATCTACCATCTTTGGCTTTGATGTGTTGTTTGGTGTCCCGTATTTACGACGTGTGCTTGGTGCTGCCTTTGCAGCGCCTGCAGAAGCCTTTGCTGTAGCGGCATCTAAACGGCTTGAACCGTACATGCGCTTAACACCTTCAAGGAATTCTGCTTCGCCTTTTCCACCTTTAGCCTTGAGTTCACCTGCACGCTTTAGCGCTGCAGCCATACCCTGGTTCTTAATAAAATCAATCATGTCCTGCTTAACTTTAATTGCCATTACCATTTCACCTTATCTGCCCAATATGCGGCACTCATTTTTCCTTTAGCGATATTGCTTGCATGACGCGCCTTAAAGGATTTGCGACGCGCTGCGTATGATGCAGACTCTCCTGCCTTCTTAGGTGAGCCAGAAACGCCTTGCTGTCCAAAGCGAATGGTTTTTACTTGGCTACCTACCTTAGCCACAACTACGTGTGACTTAGTAGGGTGGCTTGGAGTACGCTTAGGCTTGTTATAGCCTGCTACCCCAGCCCGAGTTAATCTTGAGTCTTTCATCTGTAACCTGCTGTCTTCTTTGCGATTGCTTTAGGTTGCTTTACGAACTGCTTACCCTTTGCGTTACCCTTGGCCTTAGCCTTATTGGTAGCGGCTTTTTCTGCAGGACTTAATGCAGACCAAGCAGCAGAAGGTAAATATCTTTTCTTGCCCTTCGACGGCTTGCCATCAGAAGTCTTCCACTTCTGTGCAGTCCACTTCTTGAGTGACTGCTGAGATTTAGCAAGTGCCATTATTTGTAGCCTCCGCCTGCCTTTTTATATTGAACAGCAAGTAACTGTGCTTTACGCGCAGACCATTCTCCAGGGTCTCCACCTTTTGAACCAGCCTTAATCTTCTTAAACAAAGCAGCACGCATACCAGGCTTGGTATAGTTACCAGCAGCGTTTACTTTAGACTTGGCTGCTTTCTTCACTTCTTCTTAGCCTTAATCTGCTTCCCGGTTTTGTCATCATAACGACGACCTTGGAGAAGTGCACCAAATAGTTGACCAAATGCTTTGTCATTTTTATTTGCAGCGTTAGTAGCAGAAACCTGGTCAGCAGGATTTTTAATTCCCATTGTGCCATAACGAGCCTTATAGTTTGCACGAGACAACTTATCTGATGCTTGGCTCTTCTGTGACATTTCTTTCTTAAGATTATCTAGATATGAGATTTTCTTAGCCATGATTACATACCTCCAAATAGTCCGCGCTTTGCAGACTTCTTCGCTGTCTTCTTTGCAGCCTTCTTCTTAGTGCCGTATTCTTTCATACGCATAGCAGGTCCCTCTGCCTTTTCATGCTTCTTCTTGGCAGCCATTGACTTGTACTTCTCGCCTTTAACTGACATGATTACATGCCCTTCTTGCGGTTCATAGACTTCTTAGCAGTCTTCTTGACTACCATCTTCTTGCCGGTCTTCTTAGCCGCTGCCTTAGCCATAGCCATACCCTTAGCGGTGTATGCGTATTCTTTTCCGTTTACCATTGGCATTATATTGCTCCCACTTCCTTGAGTTTAGATACTGTATTGTTCTGGATTATTTCTGTACTACCCATGGTGTTAGCATCAAATGCCTTACCCATGACGTCAGAAGCACGACGTGCTTCCTGAATCTTTGCCATGCTTGTACCTTCGGGTTGGATTCCCTGTGCTCTTGCCTCGCGGTAAGCGTTCAGTTCACCCTCCCACTTCTTATTGCTCATGCCCTTGGCGCTATGAGCGTCTCCAGTGCTTAACTGGAGTCCTGCTGCCTTGCAGCCAAAGCAGACGTCTGGACCGCCACATTTGGTGTGGTCTACAAAAACGTCTCCCGACACAAACGGAACTGGGGAAGTTTCATCGCAGTTCACACACCCGTACTTTGTAGCCTTAAAATCGTGAGTGTCAGTGAATCCCCATTCAAGCACCTTACTGATATGTTCACACATTTATATCGTCTCCACCGTATATCCTGCTGCTTCTAGGGCAGCCTTTTCTCCAGCGCTTACCTCATAGGAGTAGCCACCAATATAAGCAACCTCAGCAGCCTGTACCTCTTCTGATGATGGGTAGCGCATCTCGTAGTACTCGCCATCTATCTTCAAGACTGAAACGCCTCGTACGAGCCTGTAACGGCTGAATAGACGCCCTTCGCCAGCAGGTCCTTCGCTGATTGTGGGGGTTGTAAATCTGTATGCCATTTGACCTCCTAAGCCGTTTTATGGATAAGGCTAGAGTTTCCCCTAGCCCCACCCATCTAAATACTTAGATTATGGACGGACTGATGATGCGGTCTCAATGCGGTATAGCGCATCTTGACGGTACACAGCCCAGTTGATGATACCGTGCCAGCCGACTGGACGGAAACGGTTCAACTTGTCTACGACGTTACCAAACTCAATGCCTGGTTCCTTCCATACTGCTTCAGCAAGTGCTTGCTGTCCGAGTACGTAAGTGTTGTAAACGCGGCACTTTGGAGTCACTGTAAGAGTGTTTGTTCCAACTGTACCTGAGTTAGCGACAGATACACCAAGTGTTGTATTTGTTGTACCAACTGTGATAGATGTAATCAAAGCACCTGAACCTACGTTAGTACCTGAGATAGCATCTCCAACTTCAGCGAGTCCACCAAATGCGCCGTTTGCAACGACGATTGTTGATGCTCCTGAAGCACCTGATACTGCTGGTGCAGTTGCAAGTGCTGTCTGAGCAGCACCTGTGTTTGAACTTGTCATACGTGGTGTCTCGATGAAACGGACACCTTCCCATGCGCCAAGTTCACCAGCGAATAGTGGACCAGCATTCTGGTACTCATGTGGTGTACGCCAGATGTTGTTGCCTGTCTCTGTGCGAAGGTCGTGTGATACTTCTGGGTGGATGTATGAAACATACATTCCGCCACGAGTTACAACGTTAGCAGCGCGTAACTTTGTTACAGCGTAGCGAACATCGCGTCCCTTGAAAGTATCTGTTGTTGTGATTGTTGACTTTGCTGCACTTGTAGAAAGTGAGCCAGCAGCCTCACGGATGACGTTTGTACCTGCATCAAGGATAGCAGCAACACCGTTGTCGAGTGTAGTTGCCATGTTGAATGCAACTGCGTTAGCAATCCATGGGTCAACATCAGCAAGTGACATAAGTGACAACTTGCGTGTTGGAAG